GCGAGCCTTAATAAAAGCGTAGTCCGTTACATTGCCCTCCGTTAATTCTATAAAGCCGTCGGCTGCCCATTGGCGAATAGAAGCGCCCGCAGCGTCCTTACGCTTAAAGGCGGTTTCACTTGGTAGCCAGTACCATGTTCTCACAGCGTAAAGGCTTGGGAAGTATAACGAGAATGCGCAAAAGTCGCCCGTGCTTGCCAAGTCTAAACCTCCGTAGCAAAGCTCGCCCTCTAGCTCGTCGTCGCCGTCGCATAGTTTCCAAAGGCTGTCACTAATCCAAGTCTGGGCCGTGTCGGTCCAAACATTAAGCAGCTTAGTTTTGAACTCTACCTCCTTATGCACAAATTCTTTAGCCTCTGTTAACGCCTGCTCTAATTGCCTAGGGTAAACGCTTATGCCCCAGTTAGGGTTAGCCTTTGCCCATACTGCTGGGTCGGTCCAGTCGTCGCCTTCGTCTAATGTGTATATAACAGAAAAAAGGGCGTCGTCCTTTATAGCCCCGTTTAAAACATTAGCACAATACTGCCGATGCTTATAGCAGGGTGCTTCTCGGTTAAAGCCTGCTGTTGTAATTGTAAAAAGCAAAGGCTGCCGCCTTGCACCCATAGAGTTACGAATTACATTATACAGCTCGTCGTTAGGGTGCGCGTGGTATTCGTCAATGCAAGCAAAGTGTGTATTAAGTCCGTCCTGCTTGTTTGGGTTCCACTCAAGTGGCTTATATAAACTTTGGCCGTAAACTATGCGGCGGTTATTAACAGAGTTGTTAACAGTTAACTCCTCGTGAAGCCATGGCAAGTTTTGGCACACTCGCACGCTCTCGCCAAAGACCATCATAGCTTGGTCCAACTTGGTGGCCGCGCTGTAAACCTGCGCCGCTGGCTCGTCGTCTGCAATAAGTCCGTAAAGCATAACGGCGCTAGAAAAGGTAGACTTGCCATTTTTACGGGGCACCTCTACATAAGCGCGAGTAAAGCGACGGCTGCCGTCCTCGTTTAAAAATCCAAAAAGGTTATAAACTATAAACGCCTGCCAAGGCTCTAGCGTAAAGTTACGGCCCGCGTAGTCACCAGTAGTATGCACTAACTGCTCTATAAAGTCTAGGGCGTGCTGTGCTAGTTGGTCATTAAAGCGCCAGCCGTTTGCACGGTCCTGCTCATAACGAGCCACTGCGTTCTTAACATGAGCGCAGGCAGCAACTTCGCCGCTGTTTATTTTTGCTATATAGTCGTTTACAATTTGCACCGCCTAAAATATGCCAAGCACTCAAACGCTAGTTTTTCGTTTCGGTATGTAAACACCTGCCCAATGTCCTCGGCTTGCTGTCCTTGCTTATTGCAGGGCACGCCGTTAATGCAAACTACAAATTGCTGGCCCAATGGCTGCACTGTGTAAACTTGCTCGGCTTGCATTTTTACTGTGGTTGTCTCAAAGGCTTTAGTGCTTACGGCCTTTGTAATTACTTTTTTGCTCATGCTGTTTTTGGTTTTTTAAGTAGTTCTAATTTACTGACTGGCTTAGATGGTAAATTGATTTTACCCCGTGCGCTTGCAGTAATACCAAGCATTTGCCCAATGCGTAGCGCTTCGCTATGCGCTGACATTGCAGCTTTAAAACTTGGATTTATTATTTTTTCGCCGTAGCGGTTTGTAATTACTGGGCCGTCTTTAGCGACTTCTTTATAAAGGTCCATATACAAACCCATATTTTGACAATAGGCAGCCACGGCCTCCTTGTCAACTTTGCCAAAACACTGCATTCGCATAAGTTCAGGCGCTACCTTAAGCCAGATTTTTAAAGCCTCACCAGTAAAATACAAAGGCGCGTCTAAATCTTGTTCTGGTTCGGTTGTTGGTTCGTTTAAAAGGCGCGATTTTTCCAGCGTGCCCTTAGCTATTTTTAAAGCGGTGGGAATTTTCGGTCTTGCCATTGTTCAAAATTATATATTTATTTTTGTTTTATAACGCATTATTTTTTTATAAGCTAGTGCAGTATATGTTTAATTTTTTAAAGTGTCTTAAAACGCTTGTAAATGGCCTTAAAACTCAAAATAGCCTGTTTTGCGCGTGTGTGCTTCAAAAAGGAACCTGCGGTTTTGCGTGCCTCTGTGTAAGATTTTACACCCCGTACGGGTCGGAATGTCTTTCCTTTGCAGACTTTGAGGCATGGCATGAATTACACAATGGCTGTAAGTTTTCATGGTCCCAAAAGTTTCCGCCTAGTCTTACTGGCTTTATGTGGTCCACCATTTGCGCTAGGGTTATAAGTCCGACCTCTTCGCAGGCTTTACATAGTGGCGAGTCTTGAAGTATTAAAGCCCTGACATTACGCCACTGCTGAGTATTATACCTTGGCTCTTTATAGCCTCCTTTGGTGTATTCTTTGCGGGCTTGTTTGCCGCGTTTAGACTGGTTAATACTAGGCATTGGTGTTCTCCTTGTATAGTGTTAGTTGCCCCTCGAATGTGGTGGGAATTGTAACACATTCGCCGTTGCGGTTCTTACCTATAATTAACTCAGCCTCTTCTATTACTGGCTTCTCCTCTTGGTAATATGCTGGGCGAAACGGGAATAGCACAGAGTCCGCGTCTTGCTCTATTGCACCTGACTCTCTTAGGTCGCTAAGTAGTGGGCGCTTGTCTTGGCGTGACTCACTGGCTCTGCTTAACTGCGCTAGGATTATAACGGTAATGCTTAACTCCTTAGCCAATAGCTTTAGGTTTCTGCTAATCTCGGCCACCTCCTGCTCTCTGTTTTGCTTAGTTCCTTTCACTAATTGTATGTAGTCAATTACCAGTAAGTCTAGCCCGTGCTTGCCTTTGTGCAGTTTAACTTTGGCCTTTATGTCTGCTATTGAGGTCTCGGCGTCGTCGTCAATGTAAAAGTTAATTGTCTGGCTGTTGGCTATGTTACAGAGTTTGTCTATGTCATTCTCTTTAAGCGCTCCGTTACGCACCTTGTAATTAGGTATATTGCCAATAAGGGAAAGGTAACGCTTTGCTAACTGCTCGTTACTCATCTCTAGGCTTAAGAAAAGGGCCTTGCCCCCAGTCGCTGCAAAGTCTTTTGTAAGGCTTAGCGCTAGGGCTGTTTTACCCATTGCTGGGCGTCCTGCTATTACAATCAAGTCGCCACCATTGTAGCCTCCTAGGTACTTGTCTAGGAATAGCCAGCCAGTAGGTTTGCCAGTCAGGCGTTGGCCTTTCTGTATGTTTTCTACTATTTTGTCTACTACTTTATTGGTCTCGTTTACTATGCTGTTAGGAGCCTTAGCGCTGCTAAATTGTGTGCTGTCTAGTAGCTGCTGTACTTCCTGCATTAAGCCGTTAAGGTCTTTGGTTAAATTTAGGTTGCCGAGGCGGTCTATAAACTGAGTGTGTAGGTAATTATACTCTAATTCTCGCAAATAAGGGCTAATAGACGACTTGTAAGCGACTTTCTGCTGTATAGTAAGGGTTTCTATTAACTCAGCACCTTTTAACGCCTTAGAGAGCCTTATTAACTCAAAAGGGGTTCCTTCTAAGTAAAGGGCGGTCATAAAATTAATTAACTTCTGGTGTAAAGGCTTAGTAAACCATTGGGGCTTAACCTTGGGTAGTTGGTGGTGAAACTCAGGGTAAAAGAGTAACTGGCTTATTATGTGTGTTTCGGTGTCCATTAATTGTAAATTAGTTTTAACGAGTGTGCCTTTCTAAACGCTGCCTGCTTGGTGGTGTGTTCGCTGTGTAGCTTCTGCTTTAGGTATACCCTCCAGACTTCTTTTGTGTTTACTATGGCCTTTACTATTCTTATTTCGTGGTTGATGTCTACGCTATTCGTCATTTAATGAGGCTTTAACGGGCTTAACTGTGGTTTGTGGTCCTTTGTCTTTGTAGTTGCTTTTCCAAGTCCTTACAGCGGCTTTCCAGTCCTTCATTTTGTTTTTACCAATTTGCCAGCCTTTAGCCTCGTAGAAGTTTACAAACTTTTCGCTCAGGTCCTCCATGCCTTGCTCTTGCATGTAGGCGTTAACCTCTAGGGCTGTTGGTGGCGTAAACCTTGCTGCCTTTTCTTTTATATTTTCTTTTATTATTACATTGTCATTAACATTAACATTAACATTGTCAGCTTTTTTGGGTTTTAAAAAAAAGGCTTGGGTTTTTTGGGTTTCATCAAAAAAGGGTTGGGTTTTAGGTCTGCCTCCCTTTCTGCCATTCTCTTTTTGCTTGTCTATATAGTGTTCGTACTTCTTTAAATCCCGCTTTAATTGGGTTTTAATAGACTCGAAGGCAATAGTTAAAAGCAGGTCGTCGCTCTCAGGGTCCTCGTCGTTCACATAAGCAAAAATGTGCTTAATTAGTTTGCCTGCCTGCTCGTCTGGTAGCATGTTAAAAACGCCCTGCTGGTCACAGTACAGAATAAATGATTTTTTGTCTTTAGCCATAAAATTAAAGCCCCACCAAAAAGCCGCGGGGGAGCGC